GCCGATGCCATCCTTGGTCGTCAGCGTTTGCGGCGGCAGGCGCATCGTGGTTTCGCAGGTGGTGATCTCGATGACTTGTTCGATCATCGGCCATTTCCAGTGCAAGCCCGGCTCCAGCGCGCGGTTGAACTTGCCGAGCCGAAGCACCGCCCCCTTCTCGAAGGCGTCGATGACGTTGAAAGGCTTGATCCACGTCCAGCCGCGGTCAAGCCAATCGAGAATTTTATCGAACATGGGAATCCTTGGCGGGCCGCGCGGGGATCGAACCCGCGACCTCTGGCTTGACAAGCCAGCGCTCTAACCTTCTGAGCTAGCGGCCCTAGAGTAGTGAGGCTTCTGCTTCGCGGCGCAGGACCAAGCCGGGCAGCTTCTTGCCCCCGCCATTGACCCACTTCCGCAACTCGGCTTTCGCTTGGTCGATCTCGCCAGCGTTGAGCCGCTTGCGCAGCGTCGAGGCTTTCAGGCGCCCGACGCCAAGGTTGTAGGCGAAGTCCGCGATCGCGCAGACCTGGTCGCCTGTGAGATCGGGGCACAGCAAGACCGTGCTGCGAACGAAACGCGCGGCGTCCGAATCGAGCCGCGCGTCAGCATATTCTTGCGTCCAGCGCCGACCCGGGAAAACATCCGGGCCGGTAGATCCCCAGCCGCACGTCCAGACGCCGGCGGGGCACAGGTACGGCAGCAGGTGACAACCCTCGAAGCGCCGGATCAAGCGATACAGCGCGTCGAGGTTCACTTCCGCGTCTTGCCGATGTGGCGGTCCGCGAAGTAGTAGCCGAGCACGGAAGCGATGAGGTTCTTGTCCCACTCCGTGATGATGAGTGCTGCCTTGAGCACGCTCAGAAGCCACAGCGCGACGGCGATGCTCGCGGTCAGCGGCCGGATGAGACCATTCCAGCCGTCGATCCAGCGCACGCCGGTCGGCGTGTTGGCGACCTTCATCGCCTCGGTGAACGCCTGCGCTTCCGCCAGGCCGACTTGCGTCTCGCCGACGAGTTTGATCTCGCCCAGCTTGAGGTCCGACTGCAGCTTGATGAGGTCCATCTGGCGCGCGTGCGCCGCCTGGTCGACGCGCTCCTGCTCGCGGATATGGTCGAGCTCCTGAAGGTGCGCTTGCCGCTTTTCCAGCCAGTCGGTCGCGCGCCCGATGACGAAGCGGAAGGCGCTACCGCCGAGGAACGCGAAGAGAGATGAGAGCATTTACCGTTTCGCTTCTTGAATGCCGGGCATGGCCCGAGCGAGGAACGGCTGCAGATCCGCCAAGGGGACCGCGAACGAAATGTGGGCGTGGGATTCGACCAGCAGCCCGACGAGTTGGTACTCGCCGTCGCGGAACACGAACACTCCCCCGCCTGAGTTGCCCCCAGCAACTTGCGCGGTCGTGACAAGCCGCCGGCCGAACGGCATGCGTTCGTGGCCCACGACGCCCTGCGACACGCCGAAAGTCACGATCTGCGCGATGCCCAGCGGATAGCCGATGACGTACACGGGTTCGTCGACTTCGGCCTCGCGCGCGGCGACACGTACGCACGGGCATTGCGCCTCGGCCTGCGGGAACACGAGCACGGCGTAATCGAGCCGGTCATCGCCCCGCGCGATGACCGTGCCAGCCGGGCCGCCGGCGCGCAGCGCCGTGACCGCGTTTACGCAGTGGTCGGCGGTCAGCACGTAGCCTGGCGCGAGCACCACGCCGCTGCAGCGGTCAGAGAGACTTCGCACCGTCGGTCGCGCGTCGGCACCGTTCGGCTGCGCGAACGCGGCGAGCGGCCCGACCAGGGTGAGCGCGATAGCGACTGCGAGAGCGATACGGATGGCGAATTTCATGGCAAGACCCCCTATTACTGATTATACGCGGCTCAGAAAAACACCTTGTAAATCAGGCGGCAAGCCTCGGCGAACGCCACGAAGTAGATGAACGCCTTGGCCCACCGGGGCATCAGCCGAACTTGCGTTTCAGGAAGTCGATGGAAACGAACATCTCATCGAACTGCCCGTTGCGAACCTCGTGCATCATGAGCAGGCCACGCCAATGCGCGTTGCTGAACGGTGAGAGGAAGTCGACGGTGTGCTGGTAGAAGCTGCCGGTGATGATCGCCGTCATGTTGCCTCCGTCAGCCCGGCGCCCGAACGCGATCTCGCGCCCCTGCTGGTGCCCGGCGACCGCGCTCATGTGCAGCTTGCGCAGAAGTTCAGGCGCCGTGGTGATCGGGCGCCCCATCACGCCGCTCGGGAAGTAGTGGCAGAACGCGACCCCACCGATGGAGACCGGATGCAGGAAGTCGTGGACGCGCCAGCCGTACTCCTCCAGCTTGAGATCGTCGCGCGAGATGAGCCCGTCGAGGAACGCCCACTCCTGCGTCGCGCGCTCGATGTGCGACTCGTGGTTGCCTTCGGTGAACTCCAGCCGCGGCGTGTAGCCCGCTTCCAGCTTGATCGGCGTGAGCAGGAGTTCCATCCCCTCGTGGAATGCGGCGAGATCCTTCTTGTAGCGCAGCCCCTCGAACTTGCGCGTGCCCCGGCCGAAGCGGGAGAGGCTGGGGAAGTCGCCGAAATCGCCGCCGCAGACGATGACGTCGGGGCGCTTGCGCGCGAGGTACTGGCCCGCCCAGGACAGGTGCTCCATCGGCACGCCGTCCATCAACTGGCAGTCGGGGATGTAGGCGATGCGCAGGCCGTGCTTGGGCACGACGATGTCGAGGGGCTTCACGATGTCGACCGCGCGATTCATCGCGGCCGAGATCGGTGCCGGGCCGCGACCCTTCACCTTGAGCCAGTAGTCGCGGTCATATGCTCGCTTCGCCGTCACGTCTTTGTAGGGCATCACATCTCCTAGTCGAAAATTGCCATCGGTCCGCGCTCCGCCAGAATCCAGCCTTTTCCTTCCGCGCGGAGAAACTGCTTGGTCTCCAGCGCCTTCACCATCTCCCGGCGCTTGGCGGGGGTCACGTTCCCGCAAGCGTCAGTCAGGTCCGTCTTTGTCACCACACCCTTATCGCCGCGCAGCTTGATGAGCGCATCGAGCAGTTCGCGCTGCGGCCCCGAGAGGTCCGGCGAGAGCGGGTTGTCCTCGATCTGCGTGACGACGCATGTCGTCACTTCGTCGCCGTCGGAGTCCCGGCCCACCTTCACGATCGTCAGCTTGAACCCCAGCTTTGCGCGCACATCGTCGCGCTGCTTGGTCGTGGCGATCTCCTGCTCGTCCACGCGGATCTCGGTGTCGATCCCCGCCGGTAGCGACGAGTGCCCGCGGGCGCGGTCCTCGTTCCCGTGGCCGGTGTGGTGGACGCGGAGAACCGTACAGCGTTGCTTCTGCATGAGCATGGCAATACAGCGGTTCAACTCGGCCATGAGGTTCGCGTCCGAATCGTCCCCGCCCAGCGCGTTCGCCAGTGGGTCGATGATGACGAGGTCCGGTGCTCCGCCGTGAAGCGCGGCAAACCGGCGCAGCACGGCGCCCATCTCCTGCACGCCCTCGGCCCGGGTCAACGGGTTGCGCAGCGGCGCCCACGCGAAGGGCGTCGAGCGGTCGCGCAGCATCGGGTGCTTCTCCCGCAGCGCGATGATCCGCTTCTTCATGGCGCGGATGCCCTCGTAGCCGAGGTACAGCACGCGCCCCGCCCTGACGCGCTTCCCGAACCACGGCTGCCCGGTCGCAATCGCGGCCGCCATGTCGAGGATCACGAACGTCTTGCCGACGTTCCACTTGCCGAAGAGGACGGCATTCGACTGGCGCTCGATGACCCCTTTGATGAGGTACTCAACGCGCAGGACTTCATCCAGGCCGACGTCGGCCGGGTGCAGCATCTCGACGTCGTGTTCCTTTTTGTCAGGAATAGCGACAGGTTTTTCTGACGTGTCGCTCGCGACGACCTCAAACCCCAGTGCTTCCGGGGTCAGCTTCCCGGCCGCGTCCTGCGCGTAGGCGTAGGCGTTCTCGATCTTGACTGCGAGCTCGCCCGACTCCCACGGGGGCACACAACGCGCGTTCCAGTCGGCGAGTGCTTCCTCTACACGTTCGCGAGGAACACCGAAATCTCGGAGTCGACACACCGTACGAAAAGTGTGGTGGTCGCCTCCCTGCCCTTGCACCGCAACCGGATGCGTTCGCAGGAAGTCGCGTGCTCGTCCGACAGCGGCATCCGCGTCAGTTGCAACGTCGGCTGCAGTGTCCCGAGTTCTTTCCGAATCTGCTCGATGGAGTCGAGCGACAACCCCGGCATCCACGACTGCAATGTCCTCATCAGCCACGACTCGATAAGCGCCGAGCGCTGTTGAGCTACCCGCGCCAACAACGTATCCAGCAGTCGTCCGGATGTCGAGCCCCCGGCCGAGAATGCCTGCGCTATTTCGAACTTGAGCATCGCCGCCCGGCGCGCGGTAGTAAAGGTGTCGACCGCCGCTGGGAGTTTCAACTTCATACGTGGCTTCAAGCTGGATCTCCTGTTCGAGCAGGGCGAGCGAATCGAAGCCGCCGTTCTTCGGGTCCACGTCGATAACCACCAGGCCATCGCAGTGGATGCCGACGTTCGCCTGCGGCCATTGGGTCCACCACGAGCCGATCTGCTCCGGGTCCGTGGTGGCAACGGTCTGCCAACTCGCAACGAGCGGGGGCTTCTTCTCCCCCGCGTGGATGGGGAAGACCTTGAAGCCGCGAGCGGCGAGACCTAGTGCGGTCTCGCGCAGCGTCATGCGACGGGATCGGGCTCCCGCGGCGCCATCGCGGCGGCGCGCTCGGTTTTCTGCCAGTCGTCCCGGCAGGCCACGTCGCACCAGCGCTGCCCGGTGCCCATGCGCGCCTCGCAGTTCAGGCAGAAGCCGGTCGCCTCCGGGCCTTCGGGCTTGCGCTGGGAAAGCGCGGAGCGGCGGAAGATTTCCGCTGCCTCGTTGCCCTGGTCGATGATGTCACCCTTGCTGTCCATTCCCTGTTTACTCCTTGATATAGCGCGGGTTCAACCAGCAGCCCGCGGACACCGGAAAACCGGCAGCCCACACCGGCACTTCGCACATGAGTTTTTCGAAACGGACGCGGTCGGCTTCGGTGAAGACGCCCTCACAAACGATT